GCTCCACAGGACGAAGCAACCAAAGCCTTCTGGAAATCCTCGATCCTCGCGAACCCTGAAGCAATCAACGCGCTCAACGCCATTCCGATCAATCCAGTTCTGTCTGGTCAGACCGTGCTGGCAGGTCGCAGCGAATCCGCACCTCAAGAAATCGAACTCACCGGCATCGCAAAAGTCGAAGCCGCTTTCAAATCTCAACAATCCAAATAAACTAATAGTATGCCCAACAATCTTACTTTGCTTGACCTAGCCAAGCTCAACGGCGCCGACCCAATCGTCGGCCTTATCGAAGAAGTCGCCACCAGCTCGCCTGAAGTGACAACTATCCCAGCTCGCACCATCCGTGGCACGAGCTACAAGACCGTCATTCGCAACAGCCGCCCAACAGTGGCATTCCGCGCAGCGAACGAAGGAACCGCAGCAACCAAGTCCAACTTCACAGAGCGTCTCGTCGAGGCTTTCATCCTCTCGGCTCGCATCGAGGTGGACAAAGCAGTCGCACGCGGCTACGAGGACGGACCAGAAGCACTCCAAGCTATCGAGGCAGTCGGCGTCATGCGTGCGGCTCTCAGCACAGTTGGATCTCAGACCATCTACGGAACAGCCGCAGGTGCAAAAGGATTCTTCGGCTTGCAGGAGATGGTCACAACATTCGGATCCGATCTCGTCGTTGACGCAGGCGGAACAACCGCAGCGACCGCATCCTCGATCTATGCGATCAAGGCAGGCACGACTGGCGTTCAATACGTCTACGGCAACGGCACCAGCTTCGACCTCTCACCTTTCCGCGAGGGAGATGCAGAAGACGCAGGCGGCGATCGTTACGCAGCTTATATCGCTGACCTCACCGCTTGGATCGGCTTCCAATGCGTCAACAAGTATGCAGTTGGTCGTCTGAAAGACATCACCGCAGACTCTGGCAAAGGAGCAACCGACGCGAAGATTGCAGAACTTCTCAGCAAGTTCCCAGTCGGCGAGCGTCCAACGCACCTCCTCATGAGCCGCCGCTCCGCTTTCCAACTTCAAGTCAGCCGGACCACCGCGCCGAACACGAAGCAAGAAGCATTCAACGGCATCCTTCCGGGAACTCCAACCGAGTCCTTCGGCATCCCGATCATCATCACCGATTCCATCACCGACACCGAAGCTCTCAGCTAATAACCTTTAAATATATAAAATCATGGCCTTTGAATACAATCGCAACCAACAAGACGACAACTACAGCTCGACGGTGACTCTGCTCGCCGCCGGTGCCAACACCGCTTCGTTCGATCTCGAACAAGCAACTGGTGGAGACATCGAGGCTGTCGTGTTCCAACTCGCAGCGCCAGCCTTGGCAACTGCCGAGCTGTCCGACACGAAAGTCGTCACCTATAAACTCGAAGACTCAGCCGACAACTCGTCATGGGCATCTGTTGACCCTCTCATCCAAACCACTCAGACTGGTGCAGGCGGAGCAGGAGCAGCAGCCAAGACGATTCGTTTCCGTCTCCCAGCCAATACTCGCCGCTACGTTCGCATCGCTCAAACAGCGTCCGCAACTCCCGGCACCTTGGCACAGGCGATGGTCGCAAAACTGTTGTTCTAAGCAACTACCGGAGGGGCGAGGTTTTTTTGTAGTGTTCTCCTCGTCCCTCCACCTTCTTTTCTTTTATGGCATGGGTATTACTTACATCCGATGGTCTCAGAGATCGACTAGCCTCCGACGAGTTCGAGGCTTTGTTGGCTGAGTCGCCAGCGCCTGAAGCCAAGCTCGAAGAGATCTTGGAACAAGTCGCGCAGGAGTTCGTATCCCGAGTCAACGCAGGACGCCGCAAGCGCGGACTTGCACCAGTTACAAGCACAGGACGCTACGTCCCGCCCGGATCACAACGGCACGGCTACGCCTTAGCGCGTCGCCTGCTCTCCGAGGCATTTCCCTCACTCGCAGAATTCAACGGCGAAGACCGCAAGGTCGCCGTCGAGGCTGCCGAGACTTTCATGGACGATCTCGCCAAGAACGACGCCGACTCGGATGATACCGGAGCGGCTGCTTTCATTGGATCGTCAAATTCATCTTTCCGCTTCGGAGGAAGCGACACAATGGACTTCTCCTATTCACCATGAGCAGCACCATCCGCCAGATCGTCGAGAGCATCGCCGAAACGCTAAACGATCACGCCTTCTTCCGCACGGTGCCGAAGATACCTGTCCTCGTCGAAGACGGCAAGGACATCGAGACGAGCATCATGACCGCGATGAAGAGCGCCGGCGCGTTCTGCCTCGTTCACTTCGAGACAGGCGAGACAGACTCAGCCGACACGCCAGGACCATACCTCTCGACCGCTGAGTTCAAGGTCACAGTTTCAGAGATACCATCGGTCTGGAGATCGAGGAGCGGCAACACGCCAAGCTCGACAGAGATCGCCGAGGCGGTCGCTCGCATTCTCCACCATACCCAACCGCTCGACAAGGACGACGCACCGCTCTCCGGTGGCGTCATGATATTTTCAGGACTGGAGTCACAGACTAATGAGTCGATGCTCCAGAAAGTCATCAGCTTCACCATACCCGTCGGATTATCAACCGACGAACCAACCAGATAAAACATCATGCCAACATTTACACGCACCACCATCGTCCGCGGTCCTGCCAAGGTCGCTTATGACTCAGCCACTTTCTACTCGAAGGGAGGCATCACCTTGACCATGACCAACGCGACCTTCGACAAGGAGTCGGACGCCTACGGCATCCTCGGCAAGTCGAAGACCGACTTCCAAGTTGTCGTCGAGTTCGAGCCGGTCGGCGAGATCGAAGCTCTGACTGTTCTCTTCCCATACGGCTCGACCGCTATGGGCGCGAGCATCTATGGCGGCACCGACAAGCCGCTTGTCATCACCGCAGCCGACGCGACATACACGATCCGCAACGCAGCAGTCACTCAGATGCCAAGCCTTCGCTTGACAGCGAACAACACCGCCTTCGGATCTGTGCAGTTCACCGGGCTGCTTGACCTTGGAGGAGATCCATCCTCACTTGGCGACTACTACTCAGTCGGAGCCGGCGCCTCAATCGGTGCAGCCTTCGATCCGACCAAGCTGGTAACAGCACCTTACACAGCGACTCTCGGAGCTTTGAACTTCAACTCCGAGGCTGGCTTCGATGTCGCCTTCGAGCTTGGACTCACTCCGATCGTCGTCGACGGCATCGGCACGGTCGACATGACGATGCAGAATCTTGGTTGCACAATCACTTGCATCCCAGTCGGCGTCGCAGAGAACTCCTTCGACACCTACTTCGGATCGCTTGACGCGGGCGAGGATCTCGCATCGGTCGCGCTTGACATCAGCACAGCGACCACAGGCGGACTTAACTTCGACGCTCTTGCCGTGCAGGTCATCGACCTCCAGAAGCGCTTCTCTCCAACAGAGAATCGTCTCGGGCAGTTGTCACTCGCTTGCAAGCGGACATTCACCACCGGCGCACCAGAGCCTCTCTTCACCATCGCAGCAGTCTAAACCTAAGTGATAGCGACTCTCACCATAGGCACGCGCAACATCGAGCTGGCTGGTGGCAACGGTCGCCAGTCAGAGGCCGTGCGCCTCTCGATGTCTCCGCAGCCAATCGTCCAGACCGTCTCCTATGTGGGAGCGGTCGAGGCGCGTCAAATTCCTCGAGCTGGCATGACCACAACGGTCAGCTTCGAGTCGTCTACCGAGTTCCAGAGCTTGCAGGCTGCCGAGTATTTCGTGCAGAAGATTGGCACCTACCTTAACAACCTGAGCGCTCGATCGATGTTTCTAGGCTCGCTCAACTCTCTCGGCACTCAGCAGGTCGAGACAACAACGGCGGTCGGCACGACGACAGGCGCCGGCAATGTCACCATCGTCATCACCTCGGCAATCCTCGACGTCTCGCCTCTGACCATACAGGTCCCTGTCCTACTTGGCGACACAGCATCGGTCTGGGCTGGCAAGGTTCGCACCGCTCTCATCCAGAATGGCGACGTGTCAAGCCACTACAATGTCGGAGGATCAACCACCTCGATCTCGCTGACT